ACCTGAATCTGTTGAGACGACGCCGGAGGAACAACAGTCTACAAAATCGTTCTCTCAAGAAGAGTTGGACGCGATTGTAGGCAAACGCCTCGCAAGAGAACAGCGCAAATGGGAAAGAGAGCAGGCCCAACGGCTTGCGGAGCAACAGGCTAGACAGCCGGTCGCACCTCCACCCGCGCCAGATGATTTTGAGAACGCGCAAGCCTATGCGGAAGCATTGGCAGAGCAAAAGGCTCAAGAACTTTTGGCACGACGAGAGGCCGCAAGACAACAGGCAGCTCTGCTTGATTCGTATAAAGACCGCGAAGAGGAAGCCCGCGAGAGATACGATGACTTTGAACAAGTCGCGTATAACCCGAACCTCCCCGTAACGGACTATATGGCTCAAGCTATCCAGGCTTCAGATATTGGCCCCGAAGTGATCTATCACTTAGGGTCTAATCCGAAAGAGGCCCAACGGATCGCCAATTTGCCGCCGATTTTGCAGGCAAAGGAGATCGGTAGGATCGAGGCCAAACTGGTCGCGGAACCGCCGACAAAACGCACTTCAACTGCGCCAGCTCCTCTTGCTCCTGTCACGGCTACTCGGTCAAGTTCCGGCCCTAGATATGATACGACAGACCCTAGGTCTACAAAGTCGATGTCAACATCAGATTGGATTGAAGCCGACCGGTTGCGACAGATCAAGAAGTGGGAAGCGCAAAACCGTAGGTAACTCAGGTCATGTCAAACTCAATTTTAACAATTGACATGATTACTCGCAAGGCTCTTGAGATCCTTGAGAATAATCTTGTCCTTACGCGCACTGTAAACCGTCAGTATGACGACTCTTTCGCTGTAGAAGGCGCTAAGATCGGCTCGACCCTCCGCATCCGTCTTCCTGACCGCGCTTTGGTCACGGACGGCGCTGCCCTTCAGGTTCAGGACGACAACGAGCAATACACCACGCTCACTGTTTCTAGCCAAAAGCACATCGGCGTTAACTTCACGACCGCCGAACTTACGATGCAGTTGGACGACTTCGCTGAACGTGTTCTGAAGCCTCGTATTTCGCAGCTCGCGTCTTCTATCGACGCTGACGTTGCGAACAGCTTCAAATACATCGGCAACTCGGTCGGCACGCCAGGCACGACGCCTGCTACGTCCTTGGTTCTGTTGCAAGCTCAACAGAAGCTCAACGAGAACGCTGCGGTTATGTCTCCTCGGTATGCCACTGTTAACCCAGCCGCTAACGCTGCGTTGATCGAAGGCATGAAAGGTCTGTTCAATCCTGTTTCGGCTATCTCGAAGCAGTTCAAGAACGGCGTATTTGGCGAAGGCATCCTCGGCTATGACGAGCTGAACATGTCTCAGTCAATCAAGCAGTTCACGACCGGCTCACGCGCTGGCACCGTAACTGTTAGCACGACTGTCACGACGGAAGGTTCAACGACCGTTGTTCTGACTGGTCTTACGACCACGACGATCAAAGCTGGCGACGTGTTCACCATTGCTAACGTCTATGCTGTCAACCCACAGACCCGTGAGTCCACCGGCTCGTTGTATCAGTTCGTAGCTCTTGCTGACGTTACGGCGTCAACGACCGCTTCGGTTACTGTTCCTGCGATGTATTCGGCTACTCAGGCTCTTGCTACGGTTGACGCTCTGCCGGTTTCCGGCGCGGCTGTCACGTTCCTCGGCGCTGCTTCAACGCAGTATCCACAGAACTTGATTTATCACCGTGACGCGATCACCTTCGCCACCGCCGACCTTCTGCTTCCGCAGGGCGTCGATATGGCAAGCCGTCAGGTTCACAATGGCATCAGCTTACGCGTTGTTCGTCAGTACGACATCAACAACGACCGTCTGCCTTGCCGTATTGACGTGCTCTATGGCTACAGCGTGATTCGTCCGCAGATGGCCGTTCGCCTTTGGGGCTAATATAAGCGACGGGTCTTTAGGCCCGTCCTTTTCTCATCTTTTTGGAGTTTTAACCCATGACAACTACCTCTAATGCGGCTTATCCGCTTGAGACGTTTGGCCCTTACGGTGCTATTCCAAATGGCAGCGGCGGCTATCAGTTTGGTGACGGCAATCTTGCTGAAACTGATTTCTTTGCAACCCCTGCGCCTGCGACCGCTACGGTTACGGCTACCCTGACCGCCGCTCAAGTGCTCAACGGCATTTTGCTTGGCTCGCCAGGATCCAGCGCTGCGGCTTATACGCTTCCTACGGTTACAGACCTTGAAGCTGCGCTTCCTTCGGCTGTTAAAGTCGGCGCATCTTTTGACTTCTCCGTAATCAACGTAGACGGCTCATCGGCTGGCGTTATCACCATTACGACAAACACCGGCTGGTCAATTGGTTCGTCTGGTAGCCAAGGTCTGATGACTATTGCTGCTACGGCTGGCACGACGCAAGCATACCGCGCGCGTAAAACCGGCTCTGGCACTTGGTCGTTGTATCGCATTGCGTAATTGAGTGGGCTTCGGCCCACTCTCTTCTTTAGGAGAGATTACAATGGCTAATACCAAACCAGTTGGTGTAGCCTTCTCTGATCCCGAACTTGTGGCTGGCACAACCATCACAGGCGCTACGATCAGCGGCGGCACTATCACTAGCGCGACCTCAATCACGTCTACTTCTGTTACCGGCAGCGACGTAATTACAACCGGCGGGCTTTACATTAAGACAGCTACGGTTGCGGCGGCAGGATCTACGCAAGCTAATGCTGCGGCGGTTTCTGACGGTTTTACGCTTGTGACGGGCGCAGATGGCACGAAGGGCGTTGTTCTTCCTGCGGCTGTTGCTGGACGCACCGTTATTCTCAAAAATAACGCTGGTTCGACCCTTAAAGTTTGGCCTGCTTCGGGCGATGGCATTAACGCTATCACCGTAGACTCAAACTTTACGATGGCTACCGTTACGGCTTGTATGCTTGTGGCGTATGATTCAACAACTTGGTATTCTATACCGCTTGTTGCTTCTTAATAAATTCAGCGGCCTTCGGGCCGCTGTATCTTTAGAAAGTATCAAATGGCTGTTATTTATTTGAAACACCCCGAACATGGGGTTAAAGTGGCGTGTCTCGACCTAGAGGCCGAAGCCGACGAAGAGAACGGCTGGATAAGGTTCGACCCAGATGACGACATACAGTGCATACGACCAGATCTGCGGAGCACTGAGGCTCCTCGGAGTGTTAGCCGAAGGCGAAACGCCCTCGTCAGAGACAGCGAATGACGCGCTATATGCTCTGAATCAAATGATCGACAGTTGGGACACCGAACGGTTGGCGGTGTTCTCGACTCAGGATCAAGTGTTTAGTTGGCCGTCAGGCGAACGGACACGCACACTAGGCCCGACAGGCGACTTTGTGGGCGAGCGCCCTGTATTGCTGGATGACGCGACTTATTTCCGCGATCCACAGACCAATGTGTCTTACGGCATTAAATTTATCAATCAGCAACAGTATGACGGTATTGCGGTCAAGACCGTAACGTCTACTTATCCACAGGTCATGTTTACTAACATGACCTACCCAAATATCGAGATGGTCATTTATCCAGTGCCGTTGCGGTTGCTGGAATGGCATTTCATTTCAGTCGAGCGCTTGACGCAGCCTGCGACGCTGGCGACAGCGATCCTTTTCCCGCCTGGGTATCTGCGGGCGTTCCGTTACAATCTGGCTTGCGAGTTGGCCCCTGAGTTTGGAATTGAGCCTTCGCCTACGGTCAGCCGTATCGCTATGTATAGCAAGCGCGATCTAAAGCGCATCAATAACCCTGACGATATCATGGCTCTGCCTTACAGCATTGTCGGCACACGTCAGCGCTATAACATCTATGCGGGCAACTACTGATGAAGACGCCGATACTTGGCAGCTCGTATGTAACTAGAAGTCCCAATGCGGCTGACAGCCGCATGGTCAATCTCTATCCAGAGGTTATACCAGAAGGCGGCAAAGAGGCCGCTTGGCTTCAGCGTGCGCCAGGATTACGGTTTCTTGCTCGTATGGGTAACGGCCCTATTCGCGGTCTTTGGACTTTTTACAGCGATGAAGTAGGGTCTACGACAGGGTCCAAAGTTTATTACGGTTATGCAGTTTCAGGAACAACATTATACAGAATTGATTCTGAATGGAATACCACCGCGATAGGGACAGTAGACGCTTCAACGCAAGTTAATATGACTGACAACGGACGGCAGATGTTTATCGCTGCCGATAACAAGGGCTATATCTATAATAGCACCTATAACAGAACCGCGTTTAATACGACCAACACAAGCACGACAGTATCCGGCGGAGATACAACTTATGTCTATCCCGGTCAGCCTGTGTCTGGCACGGGTATCCCGTCGGGCGCAACGGTCGCAAGTGTAACGAACGCAACGACATTTGTATTATCCGCCGCCGCGACAGCGACCAACACCGCTGTAACGCTGACATTCTCACCTTTTCTTACAGAACTTACTTCGCCTTTTGCTGGCGCTGTTGGGTGTGGTTTCTTGGATGGGTGGTTTGTCTATAACCAACCAGACAGTCAAATTTTCTGGGTTTTAGATTCAACAAGCACTACTGTAGACCCGCTCTACTTTGCCAGCGCGGAAGGCTCACCTGACAACCTTGTTACGCTGATCGTAGATCACCGCGAGATCTGGCTATTTGGCACCAACTCTGTTGAGGTCTGGTATGACGCCGGTTTGCCAGACTTTCCTATGGCGCGCATCCAAGGCGCGTTTAACGAAATCGGTTGTCTCGCCGCATATTCAGTAGCCAAGCTCGATAATGGCTTATTCTGGCTCGGCGCTGACGCTCGCGGTAATGGTATCGTCTACCGTTCTAAAGGCTACTCAGGCGAGCGCATATCAACACATGCTGTTGAGTGGCAGATCCAACAATACAGTAACCTATCTGACGCCGTTGGTTATACATACCAACAGGACGGCCACAGTTTCTATGTTTTGAATTTTCCGACCGCTGACACGACTTGGGTTTATGACGTGGCGACCGGCGCATGGCATGAGCGCGCTGGCTGGGAAAATGACGCTTTTACCCGCACACGCGGTAATTGCCAAATGAATTTCAACAATGAAGTCGTCATAGGCGATTACCGCACAGGTGAAATTTACGCTTACGATCCTACGGTCTATTCAGAAGCTGGCACGACACAGAAATGGCTGCGTTCATGGCGCGCGTTGCCTACCGGCCAGAATGATCTGAACCGCTCGGCGCAACATAGTCTTCAGCTAGACTGTCAGGCGGGCGTCGGTCTTCCAGGCTACAGCCAAGAGGAAGTCAATGATATTATTTATATTTATGATCGCGCACATGATTTTATTCTTGACCGCGCTGGATCTCCTTTACTGATTCGTGACTACGCTGATTACACCGTTACAGTCGGCGCAGACCCGCAGGTCATGTTGCGCTGGTCTGATGATGGCGGACACACTTGGTCTAACGAGCACTGGAAGTCGATGGGGCAGATCGGCCAGACTGGCTACCGCACGATCTGGCGTCGGCTCGGCATGACATTAAAACTACGCGATAGGGTTTACGAAATATCTGGCACTGACCCTGTGCAGATCGCCATCATGGGCGCTGAATTGCACGCGAGTCCGACCAATGCCTAATCTGGTCGATAACAACACACAGATCCCCGCAGCTCGCGTCAAGATGAATGACGACACTACAGGGTTTGTTAATCGTCCGTGGTATCGCTGGTTCTTTAATACTTACCAAGCGCTTGAAGCAGGGCGACGATACGGGTCATTCTATAGCACCACGACATTTACGCCCGCTGCCATAAACACGGCGTACGCGTTAACGTTCAATAACACATATACACGCGCTGATGGGTCTGATCTAACATATGGCGTTTATATCGGCACACCTACATCGCGTGTTTATGTAGACAATACAGCTACATATAATTTTCAGTTCTCGTTGCAGCTACAAGAAACCGGCGGCGGCACAAAACAAGTTTATATCTGGCCTCGCATAAATGGCGTAGACGTTGCCGATTCAGCAACTAATGTGACATTAGCTAACGGAAATGACGCGCGGGCTGTTGCCGCATGGAATTTCGTGCTAAACCTTCAGACAGGCGATTATTTTGAATTAATATATTCGTCGGAGCATACAACTATTTCAATCCCGTATGTAGCTGCATCTAGCCCAGTCCCCGCGATTCCTTCGGTCATCTTGACCGTAACAAGTAGTGTAGGTGTCTAAATGACCGTTGTATCGCCCACAGCCAAAGCTCAATTTATAGACGCGGCTGGCATCCCGCTGGCAGGCGGTTTTGTTTATACTTATGCCGCTGGCACGACTACGCCGCAGGCTACTTATACGGATTCGACTGGCGCGACAGCTAATAGCAATCCTATCGTGTTAGACGCGCGCGGCGAGGCTAACATCTGGCTTGGCTCGGCGACATATAAATTTAAGTTAACCGACTCCAACAATACTGAAATTTGGACTGTAGATAATATCTCAGCGCCAACGTCAGGGCTTTCGCCGGTTCTATCCGGCAACGTCACGATTGACTCGAATACAGCGGGCACCGCGTTAACGATTACACAGACCGGCACAGGTCTGGCGTTAAAGGTAGAAGACACAAGCTCTGATCCTACGCCGTTTGTTATCGACGCTACAGGGCAAGTTGGCATTGGCACTATCAGCCCTGCGACAGCTCTTGATGTTAACGATGGCACAATCCAACTTTCATCTAGCGGCACGTCGCGCGCTACGTTAGCTGCGGACGCCTCTAACACGACATTATCATCAGTAGGCGCGCGCGGGCTTATTCTCAACGCCAATAGCACCAATTTGATTTATGGCACTAGCTCCGGCTATGTTGGTATTAAAAACGCCAGTCCGACCGTTGAACTGGACATTACAGGCGCAATAAAATCAAGCGGCGCGGCTACTATAGGCGGCAACACGGCTGTTACCGGCACGTTGTCGGCTACAGGCAATATCTCAACATCAGCCGGTAATATCACGGCGACTGCCGGATCTATCACGGCAGGCACGTCTTTAACGGCAACAACATCAGCGACCGTTGGCACGACGTTAAGCGTTGATACTATTGCCGAAAAGACTTCAAATGCTGGCGTCACCGTTGATGGCGTTCTTTTAAAAGATGGTATCACGGCGGCGTCCAGCGTTATTATTAGTTCTGGAACTGTGGCTTCTACGTCTAGTGGAACTTCTGTCACATTTTCCAGTATTCCGACTTGGGCTAAACGCATTACGTTAATGTTTAACGGCGTATCGCCTACAGGAACCGATTCACTAGCTGTTCAAATTGGCCCTTCAGGGGGCATAGCTACAACAGGGTATAATAGTGGCTCATCAACAGTCACCAACTCGCCTGCATCAAGCGTATCTTCCACTTACTTCATTATCCAAGCGGTATCAAATTCAACCACTTATTATGGCACACTTACTATTAGCTTATTTGACGCCGCCAATTATATCTATGTATCTAATCATACGCTATTTGCGGCCAGTGGATACACTATACTCGGCGGTGGCGGTGTGACTCTTTCGGGTTTGATGACACAGCTAAAACTATCACTTAGCGGCTCGAATACATTTGACGCAGGCTCTGTAAACATACTCTATGAGTGACATCATCAAGACCTAGTATTATAGTGAGGCATTATGGATCCGTTCACACTAGCCCTTTTAGGAAGCACCGCAGCAAGCGCGCTCAGTAGTGGGGCTGGCTATGCGGCTTCACAGCGTGCGGCTGGCACACAGGCCCAGGCCGCTCAACAGGGCGGCATGCTGGGCTACATCGCTCAACAGCAAGCGCTTGAGCAAGCGCGCCAGATGGCTGAGAAGGGCGCAACGGCAGCGGGCGACTACTATACCAAAGGCCGTGAGGATCTGTTAGGCCAAGGCCGCGCAGGTGAGGCTACCGCCCGTGAGTTCTACGGTCAGGGCGTAGCAGCCCAGGAGCCTTATACGACCACAGGCGCGGGCGCTACAAATCAACTTGCACAGCTCTTTGGCCCTGGCGGCGCATATACGCAACAGCCTACCTATGAACAGCTTCAGATGGATCCTGGC